AGAATTCCTTGTTCATAAAATGGAACAGAAAAATCTAATTTATTAAAATCATTAAAACTAAATGTAATATTTATAGTAGAATATTTTAATTTTGATATTTTTGTTTTATCTGGATTACATAGTGTTAATTTATATTCACGTTTTATATTTTGTAATTGAAAATCTGATTTTGCCATTAATTATATCACTTCCTTTATAAAAATTAAGGAGTAGCCAAATTAGCTATACCTCTATGTAAATTGAGGGAATTGACATACAAATTGAATTAAACAAGGATAATAACATTGAATTATATTATTACCTTTAACCAACCTAAAGAAATTTTCATTAAATTTACTCAATACTAAAGCACCGCTTTGGGTTTCAATCTTTTCTAAATCATTATCTATAAATAAAATTTCATTTGCTGTCAAATTCGTAAAACTTGTTTCTCTATTACCATCACTAGTGTTTATTAATTTAAAATTAGTCGCATTATTCTTTAAATCAATATATATCTTGGGAAAATAAAAACAATCCCAATCATATTTAGGATGAATAACATTACTTAAATTATTTACATTAAATGTAATTGGAGTAGATGGCGAAGCAGTAGTACAATCAATTACTTCTGATTCTAACACTTCTGTTAACCAATATGGAGTTGTAGCTTGAAAATCTAATTCTACATATCCTTGTGTTTTATTAATTATTTTTAAACTTATTGCATTTGTAAATATTCCATATACTAATTTACCTTCATTGTCAGAAGATCTAAATTCTTGTGGAGTTCTTGATCCTAACCATCCAAATACTTCATATCTTAAATTATCTGTCCATTCTTTATCTAAAGGAGATATTATTATTTTAAATTGCATTAAATCCATTTTTGTTTTTTTGTATGTTATTTTGTCACTAAAAGCAACTTCATCATATTCCATACTTTTAGAACCACTTACAGGTGTTTCAATTGTTGTGTTTCCTATTTGTACTAGGTAAACTTTTATAGGTAAATCTGATGATTTTTTACCTGCATAACTAAATTCAGTTGATACAAAACTCAATTTCTTTCACCACCTTTAATAAATAGGGTAAGGAAGAGGTATTACCCTCTTCCATTTTTATAAAATAAATTATATATAAACTTTGTCATTTCAGTTTGAACATTATTTAATTTTTCTTCTATCATTGGTATTGATTCTTTTGTAATAGTTCCACCTTCAATAACCAACATTCTATCAAAGTTAACTTGTGGAGCAGCTTTAATATTAGATATAATATTACTTGCCATTGAAGGAATATTTGTGTTTGGTAAAATTGATGTTATAGATGGAATTAAAACATCCTTTAAAGCACTATTAATTACATTTCCAAGAGCTGTTTTAGAATTTATATTACCACTTATATTACCACTGGGCTGTTTAATCTCAGGGATCTTAATATTACTTCCAGATGCAATATTATATAAAGAATTAATCTCCTTATAAATATCTCTTACTTTAGTTAAAGAAGTTAAAAATTCTCCTTCAATTAACCTTGATGAAATAGTAGCATTTTCTCCTGTTTCTGTAAATAAATCAGATAAAGACATAGTAAGTGTTGTTATTTCTCCACTTAAACTTTGATTTAATAATTGAACTTGTTCTGTTGTAATAGCATTTACAGACTCAATTTTTAATCTTGCTTCAGATGTAGCTTTATCTATTTCTGTTAAATAATCATCTAAATGTTTATCATTTTTTTCTTTTTCACCATTTATATATTTCTCATATTCATCAGCATCATCTTGATATACCTGTTTCTTTAAATCAAAAGCTCTATCCGTTTGAGTTTTTACTAAATCATCTTGCTTTTTTGCCAACTCTTCTTGATAATCTTCAATCTTGCTTTGTGCTTCTGTATCTCCAGACATTGCAGCAGATGTTAAAGAATTAATTTTATTTTGTAACTCGTTTATTTCCTTTAACTTTTCTTCAACATTATCACTATAATTTTCTGCATCTCTTTGTCTCTCAAGTTGCTTAATATTATCATCAATGTATTCTTTGTATTTCTTACCTTTTTCTTCTAACCTTTTCTCTTCTTCATCATGTGACTTTTGTGCTGCTTTTTTCTGTTGATCATAATACTTCTTAATTAAATCTGTTATCTTACTTTGTGCATCTTCAAATGTTTTTATTTGATCTCTAGCTATATCACTAAGTTTTTGTTTTTGCTCTGATATTAAATCATTCTGCTTTACAATTTCCTGTGTATTAGCTATATATCCTTGCTTAAGATTTGATAAAGCATCAAAAACTTTCTTGATATTATCAAGTTGTCTTTTAGATGAAGAATCAGTCTTTCCTTCAAATGATTTGATTAAATTTAGATATGTCTCAGTTACACCACCATCTTTATCAAACCATTTAGTTGTATCATATGAGGTTTCTGATCTAACCCTATTTGCATCTGATGTTATTTTTTTATTTGCTGCTTCAAGATCTATAATCTTTTTCTTACGAATATCTATAAGTTGATTTGTTAATGTGATTTGTTTATTATAATCCTTTGCTGCATCTGCTATCTTAATCTGTTTTTCAAGTGATTCTGCAAGTTTTTCATCTTGATTAGCTAATGCATTATAAGCTTTAAGGAATTCATTTGTGAGTTCTTGTATTCCTATTGGTTCAGGACCAGAACCTTTTTTTCCAAAATCACTCTTAGTTTTACCAATTAAATTATTTCTAAGTTTATCTAAATCTGTTAATGTGTCAATATATTGCCCAAGAGGTTCAGTTTCTTTTTTTAGTTTTTGTAACGATATAATTTCAGATAAACTTCCACCTTTTACAGATTCAAATACTTTTTTATTTATTTGTTCGGATAAAGATTTACTTGTCATTTTAGATATTTCATCATAAAATATCCCATATTGTTCAAGTCTTTCTTTAATTGTTAACCATTCATATTCTTTTATTTTATTATTGTATTCAAAAGATGCCATTTGAGTTTGTAACTCCGAATCTCGTACATTTTCTAATACATCAAGTCTAAGAGTATATATTCCATTAACTTCAACTAATTTACCTGATAATTCTTTATGTTTTGTTGTTAATTTTGCAATTTCATCAGCAGATAAAGATTCACCTTTTCTTAGTTTATCTATTGCATTATTAATATCTGAAACGGATTCTTCAATTACACTAAATTGATTATATAAACCATCTTTATTTTTTTGTCCTTCAGCATCAACTTCTTTAAGTTTATTTTTAAGTTTATCTAATAAATTGATGTAATTTGATGATTCATTAACATCAAATTGTACAAATTTATTAATATCATTATCTTTAACTCCTAATTTCAATAATGAATCTTTTAATTTATCATATGCTTCTTTTAAAATATTTAATGTAATATAACCATTTTTATATGAATTATTAAGTTTTTCATAATTTTCATATTGTTCTTTGAAATTACTATCTTGTATTGATTTTGAAATAGATATAATTCCATCTACATAATCATAAATATTTTCTGAATTTAAATCCCCAAATGATTTATCAAAAGATGAAACAATATTATTACCTATTTGTTTATAAATACCTTCTAATGAAGAAAAATCAGAAATACCTTCTTTAATCTTATTTTTTATAGATTGCATATTTTCATATGCTTCTCTTAATTGAATATTTAAATCTGTTATTGCTTTGCCTACTTGTTTTAAAGATTCTGTTTTATAATTATCAAAAGTTCCTAATTGTTCATTATTAAAAGAAGGATCAGGTTTTCTTTGATTAATTGCATTTTTATTATAATTCCAAGATGCTAATTCTTTATTTAAAGACTTTATTTTTGCTTGTTCTTCTTCAAGTTGTTTTACATAAATATCTCTTTTTTGACCTTCTTTTTCAGCTTGCGCTACTTTTAATTGTTTAATATAATCTTCTAATTCTTGCTTAGATTTGATTATTGCATTTCCTTCTGAATCATATGCTTTTATAAGTTCAGGAGCCAATTCTGCTATCTTATTTTGAGTGTCTAATAATTCAGTATGTTCATCAGTTGATAAAGAAGTCTTAGAAGTTAAATCTATATATGAAGAAGATAAATCCTTTAAAGCACTTATATTGTCTTTTATATTAGAAATTTGTTCATCAAGCTTATTTAATGCTTCAGTAGATTTATCTGTATTATCTTTAAATAATGCAAATAATCCTATTACTGTAGTTAATCCTAATGCAATTATCCCAATAGGATTTGTTAAAAATGCAGTTTTTAAAGTATTGAAAGCTAATGATAATTCCATTGTAGCCACTTTTACAACACCTTCGGTAGCAGCTAAAGCTTTTAAAGTTGTCATATATTTATAAATTTGTAATACTCCATCAGTTATAGCCTTACCTTTAAATAAAAGTAATGCTGTTGTTGCTGCTACTACAACAGAAGGTAAATTTCCAAAAGTAGTTACTAATTTTGTTATACCATCAACTACTCCTTTTAGTAAATTAGAACTTAACATACTTGAATACATTTTTTCAAATGAAAGTTTTAATTTATTAATTTTACCTTCTAAACTATTTACATATTTTTGATTTTCTTTAAATGCAGATCCTTGACTATTTAAAGCTTTTTCTGTTGCAGAAGTAGCAATATCAAAATTATCCATTAAGGCAATAAATTTTGATAACTGATATTGAGAACCTATTTGTTGTGCGACTGTTTGTTTTGTTACATTGCCCCAATTTTGCCAATCTTTATTTATTTCTTTTAATATTTCATCAAAACTTTTAAATTCTGTAGCATTTTTTCTTATTTCAATACCTAAACTTTTTAATAATTCCTCTGATTTACCAGCATCTTCTTGACCTTCCACTCCTATTCTAAAAAGTCTACTAATAAAACTTTTTATGGCTGTACCTGCCTCATTTCCTTCAATACCAGTAGCACTAACTATGGATGTAGTATAACCTTCAAGTTGTTCCATGGATATTCCTGCTTGACGAGCAGCAGCACCTACTTTACTTATAGAAGCTGCAAGATCTTCAGCACTTGTCATTCTGTTACTTTAGTCTAATGTGCTAATTAGACAATGACTTATATTAAAATTAATATAAGCGGAATAAGTTCTTCTTTAAATGGTCTGACTACCATTGACTTATTCTCTCTCCCTTTTGGAATAGTTTATAGGAGAAGTTCAGACTATCGCATAAGTTATTATATTTTATAATAACCTCTTTCTCATTTAGTCGTTCAGAGCAATATTTAATCAACAATTTTATATTTAAAATCATAATCTTTTTTAGGTGATGTTTTATTTTTACCAGTTAAATACCTTGATAAAGTACTTTTATGAATTTTATATTTATCTTGTACTTGAGATAAATTATATAATTCTTCAATAAAAATACCACTTTTAAAAATTAATACTGGTTTTGATAAACTAAACTTATATGGGTCAATGGTTAATGGATAATTATCAGAATATAATTTAAAAATATAATTTCCTGCTCTTTTTATATTTCTTTTATTATATAAACATTCAGAAATACAAGAATTATCTACTTTTAAGTCATTTTCAGCAGAAATAATATTTTCATATATTTTATAAAATTTACCATCTAAAGTATAAGCAATTACTTTCTTATTTTTATTGCTTTTATTAATTATATTTAATATATTAAATTCTGATTTAATGTTTGTTTTATTACATTTACCATAATAACCATTAATAATATTATTAAGAATAGATATTAAATCATCATTTTTCTTACCACCAACATTATATCTTATATGAATATTTATATTATTATTATTTAAATACCAATTATCTTTTTTTACATCTCTATCTTTGGATTTTAAATAATCTTCATATGTTTTATGAAATTCATTAGGATACTCATAATGTTGATCTCCATCTATTTCTAAATGAATAATTTTACCATTTAAAAGTTTAATTTCAAAATCAGATGTTAAATTTATATCAGGTATATAAACTTGATATATATAATCAATCTGATTTTCTTCTAGTAAAGACATTGTTAATAATTCACCTTTTGAAATCTTTATACACCCATGTGAATATTTTTTAAAAATATTAGAAATACTTTCATCAAATAATTTATTACACAATAAACATTGACATTGTAATTTCTGATTTCTATTTTTATATTGAGAATAATCAGTTAATATTTTTATGTGTTTATTTGCAATAAAATTATTTTTATAATGGATATATTCTTCATATGAAAGTTTTTGTTTTTCATTTTGAATTAATTTTGAACAAGTGTTACAATATATTTGATTATTATAAACAACATTACTATAAGATTTATAAAATTTATGACCATTTACATCTTTAAACCAATATTTAATTTTCTTATTATCTTTATTTATACCAAACCATTCATCTTTAGTAAAACATGGAGTACAACCTTTTTGTTTAACTATTTCTACTGCTTGTTCATAAGTCAATTTACTCATTAATATCACCTCCTTATTTTAAATTATTTTCTTATTATTAAATTAATTGTTGATTGTTGATTAAATATTTTCTCCCCTGTCACCTTACTATAAGGCTTCCAAGTCAATTAGAGAAAGTTTTACTTCCGCACAAGATAAATTTACGGAAATTATTTTGTATTTCATTAAAAGAATCTAAAATCCCCATAGCATCAGAAACATCTTTTTTAAATGTTATCATAGATGTATTTAAAACTTTTGCTGCTTCATCTGCTGTCATAGATGTGACATTGGAAAACATTACTGCTACCCTAGATAATTCTTCTATAGATTGAGTATCTTTAAATACCCTACCAAATTCAGCCATAGATTTAGCAATTTGAACAGAAGTTCTACCTAATTCCTCACCAAGTTCAAGAGACTTTAATCTCATCTGTTCTAATTGTTCTACAGATAAATTAGTAACTTTTGATAAATTTGTTATAGCAGTATCCATTTCAACAATATAATTAATACTATTTTTAATTTGATGAATTATTCCCATGAAAAGCGTAGCACTAGCTATCCAAATGGGAAATCTTTCCAATGCAACTTTGAATTGTTCAAAGATACCCATATCTTTACCAGTTTTACGATTTACTGCTTCACCAAATTGATTTACACTTTTAGTTGCTTCATCTACTTTAAGTTTATATTCTGTATATTCTTTAGAATTTTTATTAACTCTAACTGTTGCTTCAGAAATTATTTGACCATTGCGATTCATAGTTTGACTAAATTTTGTTACTGCTGCATCTGCACCATATATTTCTTTAGCATATTGCTCTACAGAACCTTTAGATGTTCCAGTAAATCCACTAGTTTGACTATTTAAATTAGTTCCTAAATTAAAAGTCCTTTGTCTTTCTGCATCAAATGCACGATTCATTGAATATGCTTCGTTAAGCATTCTATTATAATTTTCTTGTAATGCTTTATTACTTAATTGTGCTTGCTGTTGAGAAGTTCTTTGTAATTCATTACGCTTTCTTTGTTCAGCTTGTGCAAAAGCTTTAGCAGAAGCATCGTAGACTTTATTCATTTCTAAAGCTTCAGCATGTAATAAATCCATTTTTTGCTTAGATATTTTTTGATTTTCTTGTTGAATCTTTAAATTTATTTTTTGAGTTTCTTGTAAAGCTCTTTCTTGAATTTGTGCAGTTCTATCAGATTGGGTTAAACTATTTAAAATAAATCCTTTGTCAATATTAGAACCATTTTGTATATTAATAAGATTATATTTAAACTTTTCAACTATACCATTTGCTTTTTCAACTTGAACTGTTAATCCTGTTAATTCTTTTGTTACAGGATCTAATATCTTATTTGGAAAAGTAACTCTACCTAAACTTTTATATTTTTCTTCAATTTTTTCAATAGAAGTATATACTTCTATTCCATCTTTTTTTATTTGTTCTCCATCAAATACTTTAAACTTTTTATTATTAACAGACATTAAATTTTTAATATCTTGCATTATTTGATTTATATTCTTTAAGTCTGTTGTATCTAATGCTATTTTAACCTTAAGCTTATCTATTTTAGTTGATAATTGTTGTATTTGTGTATTTATATCTTTTGTATTAGCATCTAAAATAGCTTTAATTTTAATACCTAAATTATCCATTAATATTATCACTCCTTTTTAACTTTTAAAATAATAAAAGCTAGAGAAGTGATCTCTAACTTAATTTTATATTATTAATTGATTACTCAAAATACTTTCAATATTATTAAAATCCCAATAAGGTATTCTTATTAATTTTATATTATTATTTTTGCAAAATTCATCTTTAATTTTGTCATTAATTTGAGTTTTCTGAAAAGAATCTTCTCCAAACATTTTAAATGGTTCAAAATGTTGTTTTCCATCATACTCAATTAAATATTTTAATTTAGTTTTTTCTTTATCTTCAAATATAGCAAAATCAAATGGTAATGAAAAAATATTTTTACAATCTTTAATTTTATATTGTAATTTATAATTAAAATTATTTTCATCTATCCATTTTAAAACTCTTAGTTCTCCTTTAGAAATTCTACATTTTGGGCATCCATTGCCTTTATGTCTATCAGCTATTCTACTTTTCCATTCATGATTACATTTACTACAAATCCACCATACTCTTGTTTCACTCCCTGATAAATAATCTTCAAGTTTATTTTTATTTTTATTATAATTCCATTCTTTAGAATAATCAGTATGATCAACTAAAAAATTATGTTCCTTACTTGGATAAAATTTAGCACAATAAGGACAAGAGTAATTACCATAATTTCTACTAGCTATAGTTGTTTCCCATTCATGACCTTTTTCACATTTCCACCAAATAGATTTACTACTACCACAAGTTATGTCATAGGGTGTTAAATCACCATTTTTAGTTGGATGCCATTCTTTTGCAATTTCTGGATTTGTTGTTGCTAAACAATTTGATAAACCAACTTTAAATCCTCTACAATATGAACATCCTTTATGTCTTGATATATTATTCCAACTAGCGTTAAATACTTCACCACAATCTTTATTTAAACATTTCCATAATAAATCATTATTAATTGCTTTTGTATATGTATTGCTAATCAATTCAATTGGCTTATTATTTAACTTTAACCAATGTTTTATATTATAAATCGTAAATATATTACTATCACTAAATCTTAATGGATTTTTTAATCCATCAAATTTAACATAATACTTATATCCTTCATTATCTTCTAATTCAAGTTTTTGTCTATCATTTATATATTCTTTAGTAATTAATTTAAATCCTAAACTATTAACAGTACTATTAACTTCTTCAATTGTTTTCTTTCTCATTTATCATTCCTCCATATATTTTACTTAACCTATCAATCCTCCATAAAAATAAAAAGAAAGAATAGTCCTATGGAGGTAAGACTACTCTTAATAAATCTATCTATATATTTATATAAACAGAGTAGGGAATACCTAAATCATTCGTCAATGATAAACTCTGTTATAACCTTTAATAAACCATTTAATTATGACATTAAACTTTCTATTAATTTATAAATACCTGTTCCGCTAAGTCCTAATGCACTAAGTATAACTAATATTTTTTTATAATTATTTTTTACAAACTCTCCAACTTTTCTTTTATCTATTTTAATAAAATTCTTCTCTTCAGAAGAAGTTTTAAATTTATCTTCAAAATCATCAATCTTTTTATTATTTTGAGCAACATCATTTTTAACACTATCTACTTTATCATTAACACCATCAACTTTATTATCAACTTTCTTAATTTCATCACTTAATAACTTAAGACTTTCATTCATAGTTTTTAAGGTGTTAGTTACTTCAACATTAGTTTGAAATTGTCTTTCATTAAATGCTGATTGTTTTTCAAATAAATCTTGCATTTTTTTATCTTGTTCAATCTGTTGTTCTTGTACAACAGTTAATCTTGTTATAGCAGTTTTTATATCAGACATATCATCAACCTGCTTTTCTATATCTTCAACTTTGGTTTTAAGGGTTGCCACATCTTCTATAATCTTTATTTCAAAATTTTCATTCATATTATCTACCTCAACTTTCTAATCTATAAAAATCGAATTGTTTTAAAATTTATTTTAAGAATTGTATTGCTTTTACGAGGTAGTTGTGTTACAATTATCTCGTAGTATTTTTTTATACAGATGAACGCAACATAGCTGCCAAACTATGTTCATCTGTATTACATATTAGTTATTAATATAAAAAGTGAATAGGGAATAGCAAAGAATAAAAGAGTTGATTACTCAGTTTTATTTTCATTTTGTTTATTTTTCTTCAACTCTTTTAATTCTTTCAATTTTTCACGTATTTCTGTTTTAGATTTAGGTTTAATATATAAAAGTGTAGTGTCAGTTGATTTATGATTAGCATGGCTTTTAGCCATCTCTATATCATTGGTTAATTTCATGATCCTATCTATAGATGATTTTCTAAAACAATGCATATGGAAATCTTCTATATTTATTATTTTACCAATCTTTCTAGCTCTATTTTGAATTGTGCTATAAGCCATTGGTTTATATTTACCTTCATACTTAGATATAAAAAGAGCATCAACTTCTAAATTGTCTAAACTCTTTCTCATTTCTAACCATTGCTCAATATATTTTTTACATATATCATCAAATACAACTTCAACTCTTTTACCTCTTTTTTCACGAATATTCTCAAATAAACCATTTTCTAAATCCATAGCAGACAATGTTAATTTTGAAATTGCACCAACTCTATTACCTGAATCAATTGATAAATGAAATAAAACTTTATCTTGGATATCATAATCTTTATTAGTTTCTAATTCATTTGTAATTTGTTCAATTTGTTCCTCAGTTAAAAAATAATCTTTAGTAATTCTTTCATCATTAGCACCTTGCATTCTTGTTATTTTACCATCAAAAGGATGATATTCAATTTCTTTTCTTTTAACACTCCAAACATAAAATGAAGATACTGTAGATAATTTTGTATTAATTACCTTCTTATTATTTTGTAAAACATCTTGACAAAATCCCATGTAGCCTTCCATAATATCAATTGCATTTTTAAAGAAATCCGTACTATATAAATCAATGTTTCCCCATTCTTCAGCTAAATAAACTAAGAAATGATTCATGAAATTTTGATAAGTTCTATATGTAGTATCTTTAACTTCACGATTTTTTAAAATATTTGATTTAAGATATTTCTCATACTTTTTGATATTTTCTGAATTTATCAAGGCTAATCTTTCAGGTGTAAAATACTTTACTTTAACTATTTTAGCCATATAAACACTCCTTTTATTTTATTAATTATTCATCTATAATAAAACTAGTTATTTCCCTATAAATTTAAATTATATTATTAATTCTTCAATTAAAATGTCTTTAATACTTTTAAAATTATAATAAGGAATTTCTAATAATTTTATATTATTATCCTTACAATAATTTCTTTTTAAATTATCTATATAAATTTGTTTTTGAAATTGTACATCTCCACCAAAATGATCAATAGGTTTATAATGTTGAATTCCTTGATATTCAATTAAACAATATAAATTATTACTACTATCAAATATTGCAAAATCAAAAGGAAGTTTTCTTTTATTCCTACAATCTTTAAAAGTAAATTGTTGAATAAATTTTATATTATTATTTAAAAGTAATTGTTTTATTAATTCTTCTCCTTTTGAAATATTACAATTTGGACATCCATGACCTTCTAATAAATGATGTGGTATACTATAAAATTTCATATCACAATTATTACAATATAATTCTATATAATTTGAAGAATTTATATACTTGTTTAATAAAGTATATTTTGTTCCATGAATCATTTTAAATTCTTTTTCAAATTGTTCATGTGTTTTTCTACTATTTTCTATTCTTCTTTCTTTTGAACAATAATTACATCCACCACCTGTTATTAAATTACCAAATGATATTTGTTGTATTCCTTCATTTTTATGAATAGGACAAATAAAATTTAATTTTTCTTCATTATTTATATATTCTTCTGATATTAACTCTAAATCTTTTTCTTTAAATTTAGATCTTACATATTCAATATCATTTCTTTTGCTATTTGCACATTTAATATCTCCACATATAGGGCAACTTGTTCCACCATATATACAATTCCAAGACATTTCAAAATTACCATGTAAAAAACAATTCCAAATTACTTTTTCTTTTGCATTACTTATTTTATTAGAAATTAATTTTATTTCTTTATTATTGATTCTCAACCAATTTTTAATATTTTCAATCGTATAAATATTATTATGAAAATATCTACCTAATTTCAAATTTCTTCTTCTTGAATTTCTTATAATCTCTAAATAAGAACAGTATTTATACATTTCACTATCTATTAAATCAATTTTATATCTTCCATTTATCAATTCAATATTTAATACTTTTAATATCATCCAATCATTAAATTCATTTTCTATTAAATTTTTTATTTCTAATAATCTATTTTCATTACCCATAACTAAAATACCACCTTTCGTATTAACCTTAAAAAATAATCAAAGCAGGAAACTACTAAGGTTTGTAGCTTATCGTGTTGCAATCACTATCCTGCAATGAGTGTAAATTTTTACACAAATAAAAACACCTTAATATTAAAAGGTGTCCTTACTTCTATAAAATCTATTAAATTATATTATATTATTAAACTACACTTATACCTCTTTTCTTTAATCCTTGGACAAACCATACCTTAACTAAATCTTTACTAACAATTTCTTCAAATGTATTAGTTAAATAAGGTCTTTTAAGATTTTCCCAAGCTGCTCCAAATAATCCTCCTGTTTTACCTTCATTAATAAAATAAGGTAGCATATCTCTAACATCATTTGGAGTAAAATGATTAGATCCATGTAAAAATGTAGAAGCATCATAATTCATTCTATTTGAATCATGATATATTTCTGTAGATACTTCATTATTTCTTCTTTCTGGTTTACTATGTACAACAGATTCTTTTAATTGACCTGTAGGTTCACCAGTACCATTATAATAATCACTTCTACCCATAGCTGTTCCAACATCATAGACATCTTTTTGAACATGTTCTTTTAATTTTTCTTCAACTTTTTGACCAACTTCATTCATTACATCTGCAATAATTTGTAATAAATATTTTTCTAATTGTTTCATATTACTAAAAGTAGGAATAAAAATCACCACCTAAATAAAATAGGGTAGAGGATAGGTAAATAAACAAAATTTACCAGTCTTACAACCCTTGGTATTACTACATTGTTAAAATTAAATTTTTGAATCAAAGTGAAATTTCATTTAAACTTCACAAAATTTTTATATTAATAATCACATTCAATACTTATTGAGCAAAATATTGTTTGTATGCATTTTGTTTTATCTCATTAGATATATGTACATATCGCATAGTAGTATTAATATCATCATGCCCAGCAATCTCCTTTATTATAGTTACAGGCATACCTCTAGCTGATAAATCACTTATCATAGTATGTCTAAAATAATGTGGTGATGTAGGTTTATTTATATTTGCTAAATCATTTATTTTCTTAATTTCTTTTTCAATTGCTCTATTACCAATTTTAGTAATTGGTTTTCTTTGTGTTACAAATAAATATTCACAATCATCTGTTCTACTTTTTAAATATTTCTTCAAATATATTATAGCTTTAGTAGATAAAAACACAAATCTTTCCTTTTTACCTTTTCCTAAAACTTTAATTCTTTCATTTTTCCAATCTACATCAGATATCTTTATATTAGCTAATTCACTTAATCTACAACCTGTACAATAAAAACTTTCAATTAATGCCTTTTGTCTAAGAGTTTGACATGAATCTCTTATAATTTCTAATTCATAATGTGTTAATGACTTATCAACATTTCTATCTATTTTAAAAGGTTTTATCTTTTCTACAGGATTATATTTAACAATATCTTCACTAACTAACCAATTATAAAATGATAATAAAATATATCTAATTGTTGCTAAACTAGTATTTTTAAGATTGCTTTGTTGTTTCTTATAATCAAAATAAGTGAGTATATCAAATTTGGTTATATTATTTATATTATCTGTTTTAATAAATTCAAAAAATTTTCTTAATTGAAGTTTATAAGAAGAAATAGTAGAAGTACTTAATTGTTGAATTGTTTTATCTTTTATAAACATGTCAATTAAGTTAGAAATAGAGTATTTGTTTGAATTAGAAATATTAAATAGATCTAATAAAGATTCTTTAGAAAGTGAATTAGTATTATTAAGTTGTAATATTTTATCTATAAATTTTGCATCCATTAATATGTATCTCCTTATAATATTATATTAATAATTATAAAAATATTATAATATAAAATACATATTAAGTCAATAAACATGTAAAAATTAATATTGTAAAGAGGGTAATTTTATACCCTCTTTACTTATAAGTTTAATTTCCTTATGCGAACTTATAACTTTTTCAATTTTGCTTCGACAATAGGGTAATAAACCTTTTTGTGATTAGCTAAATTGGGATGAGTTCCAGCAGCCTCAGTAAAGTTTGCAGTCCCTATTGCCTCAGTCCAAGCTGCGAGGTTAGTTTCCTTCATCATATTCACATAAGGTATGCTCCATTTTTCTAATGCTGATATTATACCTGCCCACGCAGCGGCTTGAGCGGCTGCAAAAGTGCCAATTTTCCTATGTGCCAAAACAAAAAGCACTTTTGAACCAAAATGATTTAAGGTAAGTTCCTTGCATATGCTTTCTACAGCACCTATAATAGTAGATTCGTCAAGTGTAGCCTCATATCCAGTGCTTAATGTACCTAATGTTACCCCATTGAATAAATCGTTAAACCCACCTTCTAACAATATATAATCATAACTGCCTGTATGTGCTTTAACACGTTCAAGTATGCTGTCAGTTCTTCCGTCTCTTACTGCTAAGGTAGTGCTTGATACAGCGGTTTTTGTTAATATCATTTTATTAGCCGCTGCAATCAAATCTACATAACTCCCTGTTGCGGCCGGAACACTGTCGCCATCTGCGTATATAGTTTTACCATAAAGAGGATTTGCGGTATTCTCTATTTTTACGCATTTTTTTACGGTTGAATATCCAGAAGCAATCCTAGAATTAACATATAACTCAGTAGCACCTTCTGGGATTTCTATTGCCTGTGTTATTTTTGTAGCTCCTGTTTCACTTCCTGCTCTATACGATATAACCCCAGATGCATTTTTTATTACAAATAACTTTACGTCATATGCTGGCCAGCCTGCTATTTCATATCTTTCCCCTGCTGAAACCTCTAAAACTGCATAAGCGTAACCATTTGTTGTTGTTGCCAATTCTCCTGCCATTGCCATATATTGACCGCCAGTGTGCGTCAATGCCACATCTGCATATGTTGAGTTCGGGTTTGCAACAGCATTTTGTAAAGCTGTAACATCTATTTGGTTCGCTTTTTCAGCCTTTATCGAACTTGCCATAGCTCTTGCTATTTTATCTTTATTTTTTGCCATAAATTAAATTACCTCCATTCTCAAAATCCACTTTCTATAAAAGTAAGATTTTATATTAATAATCTACATTAATTAAACTTCCTACAACTGTTACTTTTGCACCTGCACCTGACAATGCAGATAAATTTACTTTGAATGATGCAAAATTAGTTACATCAAATTCCCAGCCTGTATCAAAAGTTGATGTAGAACTTGCCATAGTAGTAGCTGCTCCTGAACATGTTCCTTCTACTGGAAAATAATTAACTGTATCATGACTTGCTAAAAATTGTAATGTAAATGTTCCTGATCCATGTACTGATAATGCTAATATATCATTAGCTCTAATATCTACCTTTTCACTCATTCCTGTAGTTGTTTTGTCTTTGAAAAATACAAGATTATCTGTTCTTGGCATAATAAAATCCTCCTCTTAATTTTTGAATTTGTTATTATTAACTTGAATTATTTGGTTGTAAAAAAATAAGTCCTATGATTAAATAGCACTTATTTTATATTTAGATTAATTGATTAATTAGTTAATTTCTTGTAAATCCTCATTTATTCCTGATTCAATTTCACTTACAATATCTTCAGCAGATTTGTTTTCTTTCATCAATTCAACAAGTCTTTCAGTAAACTTCTTCATATATTCAACTAACTTATTAATTTCAGTTTCAGCAAAGGATGCTATTATAGTCTCAAATATATTTAGATCAATTAAAGCTTCAATTAATGCTAATTGTTCCTCAAAAGTTTCAGTTGTTACATCAAGATCTGTAAAATGTTTTATCATTATAAAATAAATATATGTAAGTCTAAGATTATCAGGTAGTTTTTCATAATTTTCATAATTCTTAAGTACTTCAAGAACCATTTCATTAAGTTTAGTTGTTTTGAATTTTTCATCAACTAATATTTCATAAAATTTATTATCTATTAAAACTGTTAATTTTCTTTTTGTAAATTCTTTAGAATAAGCTTGTTTTATTATACCTGCATTTAATTTATTTATTTTAGCCATAAAATGAAATTCTCCTTTGATTCAATTTTATTTTGATAATTTATATTTACTACATTCAAAATCTACTACTTCTTCTTGAATTCTTCCTTCTAAACTTTTAACATAAACACTACATTTACCTTGTTTATATTTGCTGCAAGTGATGCAATTACTTTCAAACTTTTGTAATTGTTCAATGTTAGGGAATATCCCTATAAAATTGACAGGACTTATCACAAGTTCAATTCTTGGATTCTTAGAATCATAAAATATACCTTGTGTCCTTTCACATGCTTGAACATCATCAATCCATACAGATTCACTTTCTGTTATAGAATCTAACATTAATTTATATTGATTATTACTATCCATATCTATTCTTGGAAAGTAAAATGTACAATCAATATAATACTTTTGAAATTTATTATCTGATTTTTCCCAATTTTGTAATTTAGCTTGTTCTTTTATGTATTTAATAAATTTTTTCTTATAAGCTTTTGCTTCAGATGTTTCATACATTGTAACTTGTGGAATTGGTTTCCCATTTTTATAAATAATAAAACTTCTGGGTTTTAGATAATGATTCACCGAAACTCCAATATCAGAGGTTAATTTTAATATGTTTGAGATAATAATCATCTCCTTAGATTTTATTTTTAATTTTGTTTGTTGTAATAGGGTAGGGAAGAGGTTAATTATAAGATGGGTAGTTGTTTTAGCTACCAAGTCTTATAATTAGGTTTAATGAGTTAATTTATATTAGTATTTATTGAGTTGTTATATTTGTCTAAAATTTGTTTGGCTAATTGTTGTTGTTCTGAAGTAACTTTATTTTTAATATTTCTTCCAATTTTATTACTAACATTTTTTATATATTCTAATTCTTTATTTGGAATATATAAATTATTTTCAAAGAATTTTAATTTTGTTTGAATTACTCCACCATGTAATTTTATAACATAAGCATACATATTTTTATTTAAATTATTATCCACAGAACTTAACTCTTTGTTTTCTTTTTGTGTTAATATTTTATCGTATTTATTTATCATATAATTATATATATTAAACAAATTATTAATATCAGACCAATAATTTTTATTTACATACATTGTATTTTTCCCATATTTTTGAGCAAAATTTTTATAATTATTATATCTTCTTATAATTTCTTTATATATGCCATATTTTTCTTTAACTAAATCTTTAGAACTTGGTAATTGATTTTTATTATTACTAATTAATAATGCTTCAGTAAGTAATTCTTCATCAGACAAAGTATTTGCTGGTATATAATTATTTATTATATACTTGTTATAATTTTTATTTAAAATATGTTTAAAAATATTATATAATGATTTATTAATATCTTCATATTTTTTATTAATAAATACTTCTGGTTCAATAGAAATCAATTGATATTTATATTTTTTATATAAATTTTCTTTAATATCTCTAATTTTATTATATTCTATACTTTTCACATTAGTTGAACTTTTAGTATATCCCCATACCTCAACATAATAATCAATATTTTTATGATTTTGAATTATTGATATTTTAAAATCACTTCTATATTGTCCATCTTCAATATTAAAAGGTTTACTTTCTCGTTCATAAATTACATCATAATCTAAAAGAAAATTTGCTGTCCATAATTCAAATTTACTTCTGTTATAATATCCAGATTTATCTTTAAGATCATTAATATCATTATAATTTAACATTGATTTAATATTATTAATACCACCATATTTATCAATAATATGATTACTAATTTTTAATTCTTTAAATATTTCTTGTAATGATGGAAAATATCCAAATTTATCAATTAAGATTAAAATATCATTTTTTAAATTATTAAAATTATTATACCATCCTACTGGCTTATATGTTAAAATTTCATTAATATTATATCCTAATTCAATTGCCATATCATAAATGAGTTCACCATATTTTGTTAAATTTCTTATTAATGTTCCTTCTGTTTTATTAATAGAATAATTATCTAAAGTTTTATATTTTTTTAGATATTTATCAACTTCTAACAATCTGTTTTCTCTTTTATTCCAATAGCCTTTTTCTTTTATAATGCCTTGTTTAACAAAATAATGAGTTTTTCCAATGTTATTTTCTTTAATTAAATCCATTGCTTCTCTATGTTTTTTATCAACACATTTATCACAACAATCCTTTTGAATTTTATTATTTTTACGTCCATTAATATATTGAACATATTTAATAGATTTAATATTAACTTTACAATAATCACATAAAAGATCAACATATTGAGTACATCCTAAACTTATATCTTTAATAGGAATTATAAATGTATCACCAATTTTAGTAAAACAGTATCCTTTTGAAGTATACCATTTTATATTTTTTGGATTCCATGTTATTGTTAATTCTTTAGTTATTAACATTGAATTCTCCTTCCTGAATAAGAGAATATGGAAAAAGAGACTGTTTCAGGTTCAGTCTCTTTTTATTACTTTATATAAGTTTGCAACCCTATATAAAAACCATATAATTTATATTGTTATTTATTGTCTTTTACCAATATATTTTTCTTTACATCAACTTTGTCTAAATCCTCCCATGCAAAATTTGATGGTTGAAAGAAATGTTTAATTTCTTCTAAATCAAATCTTTCCTTTAACTCATCCAAAGAATACCATACGTTAATTTTGATATTTACTGGAGGTATAGATGGATGAGCATATACCAAGAATTTTTTCTCCATATATAATCACCTCTTATAATGATTTAAATGAAACCAATTCTTGTGTTACAGGATCAGCAGCTAAATCAAATGTAAAACGAAATGAAGATGGATTTTCAGATGAATATGTAAAGTCAACATTACTTTGAGCTGTAGCTGAAGGAATATTTACCTCTTGAAGTCTATCAACTCCATCAACTCCACGTACCACTCCTAATCCAACTATTTTATATGCTTCACTAAACTGATTTGCACTAATAGTAATTTTATCAATGTTAGTTCCATCTTTTGCATATATACAAAGTATATTTTTATTAGCATTTGAAGCATTTACAGTTATTACTTTTTCAGAAATCGAATATTGCGTAACATCTGGATTTGAAGCTACAGATGTAAGTTCTGAAATGACTGTTGCACCATCAGCCTCTGTAAGGAATACTGACAATGTACCTGTAGAAACTGATTCTGCAAGTGTATAAGTGGGAGAAAAACTTCCAGTTTTACCACTTTCAAATTGAACCATAGTTCCATTTGCCAAAGTGGTATTTGTTGCACCTAAAACAATTGTCAATAATTTTGGACTTATAGTCTGTGACTCAAGAGTAGCTTGTGCTTTACGGTTAGCTTGCCAAGTAATTATAGTTGATCCATTTGCTAATGCTTCAACACTGTCACCTGTTATATTAATTGACAATGAATTACCAAATGGGAAATATGCTGCCAATGCTCCTGTTGACTTCTTATAAAATGCAAGCTTGCAACAGTTTTTTATTCCATAATTTACCATATAATTATTTCCTCCTTTAATTTTATTTTATTAATTATTTACCTACTTCATCAGTCCAGTGTTTTTGTTGATGGTTTTTCATATCAAAATTTCCACTGGTGACATACCTACGATATGTTTCATAATTATCTATTTTAAATATAGACATATAACTATTAATCAATCTGTAATATGTCATATTTAATACTTTGTCATAATCCCAAAAACATTGACTAGCAACAATAGTAATTATTTGATGTAGAGTTTTATGATTTTTCTTATTTAACTCTTCCATTTCTAATTCATGTTGTTTTTCTAATCTTAAATATTCTTCTAGGATTGATTTATTTTCTTCAGTAACTTGAATAACTCTTTTTTCTTTTTCTTTTTGTTTGGGAACAAAGAATAAATCACGAATTGTTTCACTTAATATATTAAAATTATCTCTATTTATTTTTGCATCAGAAATTTTTATATTAATATTTCCATAAATATCATTATCAAAATCAACTTTATCATTTTTATATATAAATTTTAAAGCATTAACTAAAAGTACTAATAAATCTGTTAATCTATCATTTTCATCTTTAAAAAAGAAAATATCAAATAATTTTATATCTTCATTATTTTCTTTAGGTTCAATAAAAAAAGGATATAATACATTCATTAAATTTTCTTCTTTTATTTTTAATACTTCTTTTACAGTAGGTGCTATTATTGTTCCTAAATTATCAGACAATTCAATTTCACGAAGTAAATATTCATCTTTTAACATTTATATCACACTCCATAAAAATCCAAAATTCTAAATGATATAAAATGTCCTAAATATTCTGTATCTATAGAAATATCACCACGTTCATCAAATTGAAATTCACCGATATTGTTTTGGTTTGATAAAATACTATCTAATTTATCAGCAATAAAATCATATCTAATACCTTGATCAGTTTTTTCATATTGATTAGGTACAATTATATAAAAATAAACTATTCCAGATTTATACATACCTCTTTCTTTTTTAAAATTTAACCATCCAGAAGTTATATAAGTCATATCTTTATTAGTTTCATTTGTAATATTTTTATAAGGCATTACTTGAGTTCTTATTAAACTTTCAGGAGCTTGTAAAATAGCATTTTGTTCAGGAGTAGGAGTAATATCTAAGAAACTTTCATTATTAATAATTATCGCTTTAACCAATTCTATATCATTAATTATTTTGTTAAGTACTTTAGTTTTTAATTCAGATAAAGATTGCCCCATTTGCATATTTTACACCTCCTTAGAATGATACTAGTTTAATTTTTCTATCATAATAAACTGTTGGATCTCCTAATAATGCACAATGTATATTTATAACTTTACCTGCATAAGTTGATTTTGTTCCAGCAACTAATTTACAAACATTAGTAAGGATAGTAGTTGTAACATAATTATTACTAGTTCCATCTTCATTTGTGACAGTATATAAAAAGAACTTTGTATTATCTTCAACACCATTGTTATAAGCATGTGCTGTTAATTCTAAAGTTCTACCTAACATTAATTTTTCAGTTGTAGGAGTTAAAGAAACTGTCCAACCTGTAGTAGAAGGTGATTGAGGTTTTTGATTGCTATAATAATTTGCAATATTTAAATCAGGATTATCATCACCTACTACAATTCCATCATCAACAACTTCAATTTTCAATAATCCATTTTGAGAATCATTAATTCCTTCAATCTTATAAGCTGAACCATTTAGCATAAATCTCAGATTTAAATCAGCTTTAGTAATTATATTATCATTTTTTATAAATATATTATAATGACCAGATGGCAAACTCATGAATTTGTTATCAGTCATATCTATAGAACCATTAGTAAATATACAAGGCAATTGAAACAATGTATTATTCTTATAAAACTTTAGTATGTTATTACAAGTTTGAACTAAACCTTTTTTACATATTAAACCATCATATTCTACATCATACATTGTTAAATAACTTTGATCTCCAACTTTAACAATTGAACCTTTTTTAAAATCTAATGAAGATTCACATATTACATAATATTCACCTTTAAATTGATTTAATGTATTAGAATGTTTACGAAATACAAATTTAGTTAAAACATTATCTATATATCCATCTTTACCTTCATCACCATTAATTTGAATATTAAACAATCTTGTAGAATCTGAAACCATTTTATCATGATGAGAAGGGTAATAATTACTATAATCTTTCACTATTATCCCTCCTCATAAAAAGTATCACTAAAATTATTTATAATTATATTATCAATTTTATCTTCTTCTCTTAAAATTATATCTTTTAAATTTCTACTTTGTTCTTGATAATTCTTTATTCCTATATCTTTTTGAAGTGGTTGCCAAGTAGTTGAAAAATCAATAAGCTGATTTTCACAAAATGCTAATCTTATATAATGTGCTAATAAAATTAATTTCCAGTCTTCCAATGTAACACTTATTGTTTCTGTAGTATCACTACATGTTATTGTAGTTACCATTCTAGCATTATAATGTTTAACTGCTGAATGTATTACATTATAAATTTTAGCATCAGAATTTGGCAAATTAATATTTTCTGTTTTATTAATTGTAATAAATTCCGTCCAAATTTCATCATAGGTAGTCATAAACTAACCACCTTTCTTATTCTGAATCTTTTGCAAATAATATATCTTGTGGCATTTTCAAAACTTCTGCTAAATAAGCAAGTTTACTATTACTATCTAAATCAATTTCTTTAGCTATATCACATATAAATACTAATTCTTGTTTATCAGTAATTTTGCTAATTTCTGATTTCATTTTATTAAAATTACCTTGAAGCAATTTAATTATTTCATCTCTAGAATGAACATTATTTTCATATCCTTCGCCTAAATTACTGACTATTTCTTTTGCTTCTTCTGAATCCTCAATAATTTTCAATTCACCATCATCAAAGGTAGATGTATTCATTCTTAAATATTCAACAACTTCTTCAGGAATTTCTTTTATGTCAACTTGCCCATTTTTACTACCTGCCCATTCCCAACCTTTTTTATATCCTGAATCAGAAATATAGTTAACAATATATGGGTATTTTCTTTCTCTAGCAAGTTTAATCATATTTGACATATAGGTATATCCTCCCTTAAATTTTAATCACTTTTATTTTTTAATTTAAAAAGAGAGAGGGATATTTCACCCTCACTCTTATATGTTTAAAATTTTATATTTTTATTTATTAAAGACCTACATTTGCACTATTGGTTTCTTTGACATAACCAATTCCAGCACCATAGATCATTTCTACTGCTGCTTCTTGTTTAATTACAAGTTTAATTCTTTCATCTTCAGGATCTTGTTCAGTTTTTTGTCTCATTCCACCATATTCAACTATTTTAAATGGTTTACCACCAACAGCAGAATTAAACAAATATCCTTCATTAACTGGTAATTCTGTAGCTGAGTTTGTATCATCAGTAAATGAGTTTATAAGATTTACAGCAGTTGTTCTACCAATCTGAGTTATATTCATTGATGTCAATAATTCTGACTTCATATTTTCAGGAATTATGTATTTAATATTTGCATCTGTATACTGCTGCTCTGCATAATAATCAATAAGCAATGAATCAGCTACAAATATAGGTGTTCCACCTATTCCAGCTCTTGCAATATTACCTGCTTTTTTATTAAAATTCTGAATAGTAGTATTTGCACCACTAAGAACATTATTTGAAGGTATAGTTCCTGCTGTTATAGCAGCAGCAATAAGTTTCTGAACCTGTGCAAGATATAATTTAATTTTTGCTTCAGCCAAATTATCAACTAATGCTCTAAAATTAGTAACTGAATCTTGTACTAAATCCAATGGTTCATAATAGAAACCTGTTTGAAAGTTCTGTGGAACAGCAATTGTTTTCTTACCTGCACTAACTCTTACTAAGTCAACACCAGTACCATTAGCTGCCCATTTAAATTTAGCTTTTATTTTATTAGGAACAGAATATGCATGTAAAGTTCCAGGATTTTCATTTACTACATCAGCAAATAATTCTAACAAATTTGCTTTTAAATTCTTAGTAACTGTATCTGCTGTTATAACTAAAACATTATTAAACTGATGAATAGCGGAAGGATCAGGAGTAGCACTTCCATCTCCAAATACTTTTTCACAATATTCTCTTATATCATTCTCATCTGAAATACCTGTTGCTTTATCTTCAATCATTTTATTATTATAGACTCTATTAGCAAGTCCTAATATTTTACTTGTATCAAGTTTACCCATAGTTTAAATCTCCCTTCTATTATATTAATATTTATACAATGACTTCTAATCTTACAAGTTTCTGACCATCTATTGCAATTGTTTCACTATCAGTAGCTACTACAACATATTTATTACCAGCATTAGCATAATCAGAATGTGGTGAAGCTGCTGTTGAAATTATAAACTTCTTTGTAGTCACATCAAAATGTGCAACCATTCCATTTGAAATAGTTGTAACATCTGTATTTTTTGAAAAAGCAGAAGTTTCAAATCTTATACCAAAATCGAGAATTACAACTCTAGCTCTATCCCCAACATCATTATAAAATCCTGCCATTAATTCTCCATCAATATATCTTCTTTCTGGAGCAGCAACCAAAACACCTGTTTTTGTATTATCTGACAATTGAACAACTGTTCTTTCACCATCAGAATTAAAACCAAGTTCTCCTATTGTAAAATTATCAATTGCAGCCGTTGCAACTAATGCACCATTAGGTACAACTCTTATTTTCCAACTATTTATATTACCAACTGCATGACTAGGAATATCAGTATAAGCTTTTAACAATACACTTGCCATAATAAAGTCCTCCTTATAAATTTATATTATTAATTGTTTATTCACCATATCTACTATCAAAATCAATAGAAGTAGGTATTAAATTTTCATTTTTACTTCCAAGTTCTCTTACTTCAAACCTTTCAGGTGTTGTTTTTATACTTACCAAATCAACAAGCATAGAATTTAATGAAAGAATTGCATTTTTACCTTCATCATTTTCATTTATTGATACTTTAATTAACTCTTGAACTTCTTCAGATTCAAATTTATCACTAGCATTTAAAGCTTTAAATTTAGTAGAATAAAATTCTTTCTTTTCATTAATTGATTTCTCAATCTTTTCTGTATTAAATTGTTCAGCTAAAGGTTTTAATTCTTCTACTTGAGCATTTAATGTAAGAATAGTATCACTTGCACTATTAAATTTAGTTTCAAGTTCTGATTTTTCAGTATTAAGAGTTGTTATAGTTTCATTTGCAACACTTAAATCACTAGTTAATGTTTCAATTTTTGTATTTAATTCATTAACTGTTGAAGTCATAGTTCCAACCTCTACCCAAACTGATTCTCTTTCAACAACAACTTTACTTGCCAAATCAACTGTTATATCTGTTTCAGTTTTAGAATAAGATACTTTATAATTTACATATTTTCCATTTTCATAATTTTCATAAACAAAATATGTATCATAAATTCCATAATTACTTATCCAAACATATTGAAACTCTTCTGCTGACATGTTTTTAAGTAAATAAGTCATTATTTTTTCTCTTATATCACCAAAAGACAATTCACAAAGAGCTTTATAAAATTTATTTTCCATTACTTCATTTACCTCCTTCTGCGTTTGATTAATATCTATATCAATATTCTCAATTTGAGAATTCTGATTTTGAATTGCTTGACATATAGCCTTTTCAAATCTTTCATTAAATGAAACTAATTGAGAAGAATCATATGCTGGTCGAACTTCACCCATATTATTTTCATTACTTTTTAATAAACAATGACCTGTAAATATTAAAGGACCTTGAATATAAGTTATTCCATCTTCAACCTTAAAATTTTTATATAAATATTCACAAGAACTCTTTAAATTAATTCCAGCTTGCCACATTTCATTTATAAGATTAGCTATATCTGTAAATCTATCTACCCATATATAAAAATCACACATTAATACTTCAATATCATTTCCATTTTCATCTTGAACAGTTCCTATATATCCACCTGTTTCATTAGATGTACCAATAGCTATAGTATTAGTAGCAATTACTTCATTTCCATATCTATCTTTTGTTTTAAATTGTCCATGAGATCCAAAGTGATCATTAGGATTTTCATAATTTGTATTAGAAAAGTACTGACATAAAAGAGGTTTTAGTGACAAAGTAGAAGCGGCTTCTAGTGCTAATTCTTTACTAACTATTTGTTTATTACCACTTACTTCAAAATCTAAAATTGAAAATGTACATTTTATCAATGTAGGATCATTATCAACAGTAGTTATACTATTTAATTGTAAATTACATATACCTTTTAAATTATCTATCATTAAATTCATTTCACCTCCTCAATATTTAGTACCTCCTTAATAAACCATGATTTAATTTCATCTTCTGATTTATCTTCAAACCCATTAATAGATTTAAATAGTTTACTTCCATTAAATCCTATAATTATTTGATTTTTATCTTTAATTACAAGAATTTCTTCTAAATTAATCATCACATCATTCCTTTTATTTATTTGGAACATTATTTCCATCATAAGTTTTACTCTTAATTGTTGATTCGTTTGTAGGATTATCATTTGGTGTTCTACCACTTTCGTTTCCACCATTAGAAGTATAGCTTGACCTATATGGTTGAATTCGTTGTGGAATTTTAAGTATTTCTTGTTCATATATTGACTGATTAATATATTCTGTATAATCAACACCTGACAAACAATCTATAATTGCCTTTAAACTAAATCCAAAACTAGCATTTAATTTAGAAAGTACATCAACTTTTTCTTTTAAACTTAATGGAGGTTCTTTATCATAAATCATTAAATAATCATCAGCAATATTTTGAGGAAGTATAATCTTAAATAATTTACCATAAACTTCACTTTCAATATCTTCTAAAATCACTGCAATTCTTCTATAAAATACATCTAAATTTATTTTTGCAGATGAAAAATTACTTCCAGTACCATTTAATAATCCAGAAGATATACCAAATGATGATGTTATATCATTATTTATTGAATTAAATTTATCAGGATTTAATGCTTCAGATCTCATTTCAGGAAATTGCAAATCTGCAAATTCAGGTATACCAACAACTGTTACACCTTGAGTTTGATTTTTTTGTAATGCGTTTTTAACTCCAGCATATATTTTTTTCTTTAAACCTTCATTAAGTTGTATATATCCATACTTTTCAGGAAGTTTATCATTACCAATTTTTAATACTGCTATTGCAGATATTATTTTATTAGCTATTGACTTTTCTAAATCTTTAAGTTTTTTCTTATGTCCTAAATCAAATAATCCTGTAGTACTCCAGTTTAAGCCATATTGTTGAGATCTTCTTAATGTATGAGTTCTTAAACAAATTGTTCTTTCTTGAGGAAGATCTATAAATTTTGTTCCACCCTTATTTTTATATTCTTCATACATTTCTTTTGTTATATAAGGATCTAAATTCTTAAAGAAAACAGTCTTTTCATTTTCTGTTAATTTATCTATATATGATAAATCTGCACTAATAACCCAATTCCCAAATAATCTATAATTAGGAAAGAAAGATTTTATATCATCAAATATATATAAATAAGGATTTTTAGAATCTCCTAACCATATACCTGTTAACGTACCTGTAGATATTAATTGAGATATAATATCTCTTGTTAATTGTTTATGTTTAACTTTGGTTAAAGCTTTATTACATTTTGTAAGATTTTTTTCATAACCTTTACTTTTTTCATAAGTATCTATTTTATGATTAAGAGTAGGTAAAATCCTTGTTAAATCAAAAAGTTGAAACACCTCACCATTACTTATATAATAATACATTGCTAAATTTTGCATTTCTTTTATATAATTATCTGGATTTGCAAGATATAATTGTAATTGATCCATTGTTATTTCTTTTACAATACCATCTGAATATATCTTTGCTATAAATCCTTCTGCAAAAGCTGAAGCAATTTCATTATATTGTCTTTCTGTTTCAGGATCCAGATCAATTTTGTTTATTTCCATTAAGTATATCACCACACTTTCAATTTATATTATTAATTAATATAAAACAACATCCATATCATCATCAAATTCCTCTTCAGTTTTTTCTAAAAATAAAGAAATATAATATATAGCATATGCTAAAGCTGAATATCTATCTTTATCTACTTTTTTTACAACTTGTTCAACAGTTATAGTAGTTTGAGTTTTCTTTAATCTTAAATTAGAAACCTCATCTATAAAAAACTGAGTATTCGCACATAATTGTTCAATTAATGAAGTGTTTATATCTTTTGAAATAGCATCTTTTATATCATCATATGATTTCATTAATTTTAATTTACCTGATTCAACATAATTTATAAATTCTCTTATAATATCTGCATTAATACCTTGTGCTTTTAATGAATATACTAATGGAGGTGCGTTTGAAATTTTAGGTTTATCATCAGTATTTATAGTAGCTAAACATTCTAGTTCTTCATTAGTTTCAGGATCAGTATTATCTTTTAATAACTCTTCAACAACACCTTGCCCAATATTGTTTGCATCAATTACTATAGCCTTAACTCTTGATTTAGACAAATCAATATTACCACCATATTTTTTAAATACACGTTTGATAATTATTGCTTGTTCTTCAAAATTTAATCCATTAGGAGGTGTTATTATATTAACTAATTGAACTTGTCTTATTGATCCACCTTGATTTCTAATTATCTTCAATACAACAATTGCAGTTTTATTATTAGAATCTGAAGCACTTCTTGCAATATCTACACCCAAAACATATTCATTTAATTCTAAATTTCCTCTTTTATCTTTTGGACATTCTAATTCTATATTTGTTAATATTCTAGCTTTTATCAACTTACTAATATTTATTAATCCACCATCAGAAACTCCAATCCAATCACATAGATAATTCTGACGAAATCTTATAATATTATTTTTTCTTGATTTATCTATTACTGATTTTTTTTGTCTTCCAAAATGAACAGGTACAAACCAATCTGATCCAAAAACATAAGAACCTTTTATATCTATCATATCTCTTGCCATTTTTAATATTTTTTCATATTCATCTGAATTTTTGTATCCAGAAGTACTATATCTATTAATTTGACCATTTAATTCTTCAGGATCTGTTTCTCCTGTCATTGTTGTTCTAGCTATATTAAAAATTGGCTCAATAGCATCATCATAGGTCTCTTTATCAATTAAAGCTGACTCTTCAAGTCCTCCTCTTCTTCTTCTTAATCCTTTACTTGTTTGAGAATTTGCTAAATTATCAACAATACTACCATTAACAAATTCAACTATAGCAGAATCTTTTGTAAAGCTTGCAGATCTTATATTATCAGCAAATGAAGGATAAAACCTTAATATTTCATCATTTTTATCTTTCCATATCTTAACAGCACTTTCTTTTGTAGATGCTGTTACTGAAGTGGTAATATTCGGAAAACAACATGCGGTATGATATTGATTCATTATGTGAATTAACGTTTTACTAATACCTCTAGGAGCACAAAAGTAATTTTCTGGGAACCTTGCTATTAATCTTAACATTACTCTTTGATGTAAATCAAATATCAATCCACCAGTTTCAGGTTTATACATATCCCAAAATATGTCTGGCATCCATCTTAAAAATGAACATAATTCTGCAAATTCTTTTATATGTTTAGTTATAATAGTTGAATTATATTCTGAAGATTTTAAAGGTGTTTCGAATGCAGGATCATATATATCATATCTATCTTTTGAATATTTACTATTTTTTGTTTCAAAAAAAGATGACATTAATTATCACCTTCCTCATAAACTGGTTCTCTATATACTTGACCTAAATCTCTAAAAACATTATTTCTTTTCTTTTTTTCTACAATAATCATCTCATCAGAATATCCTTTTTGTTTAAAATGCTCTGCAAGCATTTCATCATAAAAACTCCATATTTCTTTATATTGAATTCTAGGTTTATCTTCTAATCTCCGCAAATAATTAACCACACACCAAATAATCAAATCTGCATCGTCATAAGGTTGTTCTTTTAAATGAGGTAAAGTAGGAATAATACCAACTTCACTTTCTACAGCTTCAAATAATTGTGGTAACAAATCAACTCCACCACTAATATCTGATTTTGATAACTGTGAAACATTTAATCTAGCATCTTTTGCTGCTGTAGATGCCATTGCACCCCAATCTTTTGCTTCTTTTATATCTCCACGAGCAGTTGCCAATTCTTCTCTAACACGAAATCTTATATATGTAATTAAACCTTCAACATGTAATGAAGTTTTTTCACCATAATTATCAATTAATTTAAACCATTTTTTTTCAAAATAATAATATTCTTCATGGGAATATCCATCTCCCCATTTATCAATAATTTCATCAGTTAATATGAAATCAGATTTTTTACTAAATTGAACTACTTTATTACTTGAATTTATATTTTCATTATTTAATTGTGGTTCAAAAATAGAATCTTTCCATCCAGATGTCTTGAATTCATTCATTTTTGAATTAGCTATCCTAATATATATAGTCCAAGGATCTTCTGGATTCTTTTCTTTACAAGTTGCCCAATAAGAATAAAAAAATGGAATATCAAGACCTTTTAAAACATCATATATACTTTGTATGTTATTATAATTGATTCTTTTTTTAGTACATTTTTTACATATGCTAGATTTTCCATCACTTAAAACATTATTAGTATTATAAAAATTACTAATAATTAATTCTTTTTTACAATCATCACATTTTTTTTTATCAGGTATAATAGATTTTATTGTCTTTTTTTTAGCAGGTCTACTCAAACTTTTCACTTCCTTTTATTCAATATTTTTATTTTTTCATTTTCTTATAAACCCAGATATCACTATCAATCATATCAATCCAAACATCCATTTGATTATGTTGGTTAATATAATCTTTAATCTCATCTGACCACAAAAACCATTCACCAGATAATTTATATTGATGAAACTTCAAATGCAATTCTTTCTCAATATTTCTATCACCATCAATAGTTCCAAGTAATTTCAATGGAAGTGGGGAAGAGGTTTTAAGATTTTTAATTCTTTGTTTTATATTATTAGTTTTGCCAATCTTTACTTTATTTCCTTGAGATACAAAATAAACCAAATAAATCACCTCAATTTTGCTTATATAAATACAAAAACCTACCTCAATTAAGAGATAGGCTTATAACTTATACACAGGAAGGAGGAAAATGAAAAATGAAATTTATATTATTAATTTTTAATTAACATTTAAATCCAATTGAATTCTTTGATTTACATTTACAATTACCATCACATTCATATTCTTCATAATCTGATAATATTTTCTTAAAGCGTTTGAGATGTTTCCGTTAGTATCTTTCATCTCCTGCTTGATTCGTACCAATATATTATACATTTTATCGTTATCGCTTACGATAGCATCAAGTGAGATATTAAAATGACGTTCTACCATTCTGGCCTTGCTAATCCGTGAGCGTACTGCCTTTGTTTTGCTGACAATGTTAGAATCGGCATTTAAAAAATTTTCGAATTCAGTTTCTCTCATATACTCACCTCTAAGCATTATCCTCTATATACTCTAACACTTCTTGTAGCTTTTCAAAGTCGCTATCATCATTAAAATAGCTAACACTAAACCGTACAGTACCAGAAGGGAAAGTGCCTAAAAATTGATGTGCAGATGGGGCGCAATGTAGTCCGATTCTAACCGCAATATCGTGCTCAGTTAAAATTTGCCCGATACTGTCACTACTGTAACCGTCAAATACACAGGATACTACACCTATTGTTGTGTCTTCGTTAGTTGGACTGACGATTCTAATATTGTCGAAATTCCTTAATACTTCTAACAACCTTTTATGATTTTTCTTTTCCTTTTCGAAAATGGATTTAATACCAACTTTATCAATCCATTTTAATGCTGCATTTAATCCTGAAATTGCCATGATGTTTGGACTTGCCACCTCATACCTTTCAGGTATTGTTTCAGGCAGGCTCTGATTTGCAGAATCTACTCCTGTCCCGCCATAAAGTAATGGTGCTGGCTTCACTTTACCTGAGCAAGTAAAGCCAGCTATGCCCAATGGACCGTACAATGTTTTATGACCGGCAAACACGGCAAAGTCAAAAGCATCACTGCTTAAATCAGTGTCTATCAGTCCGGCAGTTTGAGACATATCAATAATATTGATAGCATCATAAGCCTTTGATAAAACACAAATATCATCAATAGGAGCCACAACACCGCACACATTGCTTGCATGGCTTACTACAACTATATTGGGCTTATTCTCTGCAAACTGGTACTTGATTTTCTCTAAATCATATGTAAAAGTTGTCTTATCCACCATTAACGTATGGATGTTTAGCTTATAAATGCTTTGCAAATAGTTTATTACCCTTGTTACGGCGTTGTGTTCAAAAGGCGATAAATAAATATTATAATTATCACCAATAGGTAAACCCTGTAAAATAATATTTAGAGCCTCTGTCGCTGTATGGGTAAAGACCACCTTTTTGTTGGGACAATGAAACAAATCTTGCAAGAGTATCCTTGTCTCTGCTATCAGGTTACTTGCGGTAAAAGCCAGTTTGTGTTGACCTCTACCCACATTAACTCCATACTCACGGTAAAATTTATCCATGAATATGTACACTTCTTCAGGCTTTGGAAATGTTGTGGCTGCATTATCAAAGTAAACGGTTTTATTCAATGTCAACCCCTCCTAACACATCTTTTCAAGCAGTTCCATGAGGACCTGACGCTTTTCCTGTTCAGAAATAGCCTGCCCCATTTCTTCAAGCGAAGTTGTAATTTCGTTCAAGAGCAGTTTTGCTCTGTCACTATATTTTGTCTTACTGAACGTCTTAACTACCTCGCTACCATCTTTGTCTACAAAAACAATCCTGTACATTTCGGAAGTATTTTCGTTACTATCCGCATAATTTTTATCAAAGTCCTCTACAGTTTCCTTAAAGGCAGCTAAGTCCTTTAAGAACATTTCTATAGTGTTTGCATTCCAATCATCAATCCTCAAAGATGTGACAGCTTTGCCTAAGCGTTCCATAAACGTTACTTCATCATTGGTAATTGACTTCATCAGCTCAAGGATTTTGCTTTCGTTATTAGTAAACAGATAATTGATGGTATTTTCGCCAAGAGATTCATACCAATCCTTAATAACAGATGTGAGACTTGCATTTTTCGTGTTCTGTCCTCCAAATATAGTTTTCACATCAGAAATTAGCACATTGATAAGGTTGCCCTTTGCCATATCAAAAGCTTGTTTAGTTGCTTTTATATGATTAAGAATCATGAGATTAAACTCATTCATTCCAAAGAAAGTAAATATCTTTTCAAAAAGATATTCTCTGGAATTGTTATCAATCTGTCTTAAGCTATTAATAAACTTTTTTTGTTCTCTCGGAACAGGTTTATTAGACTCCTTGCTATTGATACCACAATAAATTTTACTCATTTCTTTAACGTACTTTGGTAACGACATATACCAACGATTCATAGCAAACACAATAAAGGAAAAGCTGTTATAGGCCTTTTCCTTCTCAATAACATATTCACTAAAGATGCTTTCAAGTTCCGTCATGTACTTTGCTTTTTCCTCGTTCCAGTCTTCTAAGAAAACCGAATATTCATCAGGATTTTCATTTATACTGTTTAAAAGATCAGCTGTAATTCTTACCTCGTTGCCTTTATTTTTTATAACCAAGTTCTTTTTACAATGATGTAACACTACAGCAATATAAATCGGGATAACTCCCTTTTTCAATCCAATACCATTTTGTGGAAGAGTTAATGTATCATAAAGCACGCGGAAACTCTGACCGCCACCTACATTAGCACCTGTAAAAAAGTTCTGTATAGTAGTCAGCATATTCCGCATATTTGCATCATCAGGATTTAAGTTAATAACAGGTACATTGTCTGCATTCTGCAAAATTCCTGTTTGAATCAATGTACTTCGCATAATGGATACATCTTGTCCTGTCCCCGTCAATCCTAAGTTCGTGTCTAATTCGTTCTCTAAAAGTCCTGAAATTAACTTCGTACGGCTATTGATAGCAACCGTAGGCAAAACGTTTTTGTTTATGGACTCATTATTGATTATTGGCGTATAAGGATAGATTCTTTCGCAAATATCTGAAAGAAGTGCAGAAATCTGTGCTTTACGGTACAAATTCTTTTTTTCACCCATATAAAAGTATTCCGCACCACCTGTTTCAGGTCTTACGTAAGAAAATATAAAACTACCTATAACTTCCTCTAAATCCTCTATATAAATATCGTATTCATCAGAAAGCAAGTCATCATCTACCACAAGAGATTTAAGCTGCTTTACTGCGCTATACTCATAGGCAATCTTTTCAATTTCGGTATAGATATTTGGGACAACAAAGACAATTCTATTGTGGTTGTGCTGGCCACTTAATAACGCTTTTTTAATAATGTCTATTTCTTCTTGACTATTAGGGATTATGGCGTAAACCATTCCGTCTGCATCTGTTCCTTCGA